TCACAGTACTCAATAAACCCATCACCCAACTGTTGCTTGATATAATCAATGGCTTCGATACCACCTGTGTTGTAGTGCTTAGGTTTAGTTACTGCATCCCACTGCTCTGGTGTTGCGTCATTAAGTTTCATTGTCAATCTCTTCCTCAAAAATGTCTATGTTGTTTAAAAACTTATCCTCAAACCTGTCCAAAAGCTCTTCCTCGGTAATCTCAAGTATCTCACAAAGAAGAGTTACGTCATACGCTCTGGACACTTTGTCCTTAAGCTCATCAAAAGTCCATGTCATAGTTCATAGCCGTCTCAATGTATTTAAACAATTCATCAATGGTTTTTAAAGTATAGTATTGAAAGCCTTCCTTTTCACACCACTGTCCCATAGTCATTTTTGCTCCTTTCCTTAGTTTCTTATTCGGGTCTGACAACACAAAGATCAACTCCTCGAACACTAAACTGTTTCTGATGGACGTGTATTTCTGTGTGTCTCCTACCCTAAAGTACCCCTTGCACTCAATTAGAAAATGTTCACAAACAAAATCAGGCTTGTAGTTTCTGTGTATCGTGTAGGGGACTGTGTATGGTTCAAACTTAAACATTCCCCTTGGTGCTAACTCAGCAAACTTTTTCTCAAGTCCTGACCGATAGATCCCGTAGTTTTTAGCTGACTTGCTCAAGACTTATCTCCTGTACTTTAGGCTCATTTTCCACCTTTGTCAAGAACTTTGGCCCTGTAGAGTACAAAAAGACTCTTAGATCTGGATAACAACTTTGCTTGAACTGACAATACGAGCAACCTACAGCGAGTTTTAAGTTTCCTGATTTTCCATCGGGAACAGGCTCGTTGCAGAAAGATGGTGGGTTAGGCTGCTCCACTAACTCTTTAACGTGCTGTACTCTTTCAACTATAGATTCCTTCAATACCTCGTACACTGGGGCATTGGTGTCCTCCAGATCGTACTTAAGATACGTCAGGTGTCCATTCTGCTTGTCCATAGCCAACCAACCGATCTGTGTTGCATTCTCAGAGTGTGCATAGGCTTTGATCTGATCTATATAACCAAATGGGTCGTCAAAGGCCAGTGTACCGTCCTTGAACTTCTTAAAGCCATAGCTGCTTGTGGACTTAACGTCAGTGACAATACCATCAATCTTACAATCCATGTGACCGACAATGCCTTCCACTTCACAAACTTTCTGCTCATCAGTAACCTCATGTCCAGACATCCGTACTAGGAACAACAACATCTCCTCGATCAAATGTCCATACATGAACTTGATTAGGTTATGTGGCTGTAGTTTCTCTTTGGAAGTACCGTTGAAGTGATTCCAAAGGTAACGGTCATCACGGCCTATGTTTGACAAGCGTAGCTTACGACCGTCAAAACCACGACTGGTAAACTCTTTACGCATCAGGTCCTTGACAGCCTCTCCAAACTTCTCAATCTCAGCTTCAGGGTCTACCGTAGGGTCAGGCCGCTTGGTCTCCATGAGCTTGTAAATGTCATCGACCAGTGTGTATACGTTTTTCATTTATATTCTCCAACAGCTTCCAGAATCACTTCCTTGGCTTGTTCAGGTTCACATTTGAACCATTCGTTTTGACGTTCAAAATGTTTCTGTAACAGTTCGTGACTTTTCGCTTCAGCTGCTGATCTATCCTTAACATCAAAAGAGTCATATATTACATAATCTCTGTAGGGTGAGGACGTTTGATAGTTGTTTAAACGGTCGCTAGCCTCTACAGCCTTTCCAACTTTGACCCACTCAGGCCAAGCTGGGTTTGTTATAATGTAAACATCACCCTCTGGATTTATTTTATAGTTTGTTAATGACTCAAACGCTGCCTCCTCAAAGTTTTTATAACGCCCTGCTTTAAATAAAGGGTGGTTTCTTGATATGTATTTACCGTTTACCCACATCCTTTTGTTTCTGTTTGATTCCTGTCTACACTCCCTACAGTGGCTGTCGAGACCGTCTGCTCTTGAAGGAGCGTTGTTAAACTCTTCGGCCATCTTTACGTTTTCACAAGTAGGGCAACGTTTTTTAGTGAGTCTCGGCCCAGTTGTTTCCAACTTTGTACTCTCCTGCGAGTGGACATCGAAGCTGAAAATAAACTCCTGCTGCTTCGATTGATGCAACTGCCAGTCTGCCGAAGCTCTCTGATTGGTCACTGCGGACCTGTGCTTGTATTTCGTCATGTATATTTCCTACAAATTTATATTCTATACCCCATATTGTAGCATACTCATCCAGGATTTGCAAGGCTTTTTTCATAATAATAGCACCTGCGGACTGCAAGAGTGTGTTCAACGCGGCATGTGATGATCTAATGAATAGTTTTCTTCCATCAAGTCCAAAAAGGTGGCCTCTTCCAGAAGCAACTTCAACTCGGTCTCGTAAAGCTCCAAGAGATGGCGTATTTCTAAGGAAGTCTGCCTTAAGTTTCGCACCGTCTCGCTTAGTTCCATCCACGATTGTTCCGATTTTAGCGTCTCCGGCCCCGTAAAGAAAAGCGTAGATAAAAGTTTTTGCCTTATCTCTTGTTGGTAGCCCTGCAGCAATTTGGTTTGCCGTGTGAATATCTCCGTTGATAATTTCATTAGTATACGCCTCATCATCCATGTAGTGCGCTAGCATCCGTAGCTCAAGACCGCTTGCGTCACAACCCACGAGCTTGTATCCCTTAGGGACTGTCCAACAGGATCTGCACTCCTTACCGTAGGGTGAGTAAACCGCAGGGACTTGAGCCAGATTTGGACTACTGTGGGTCATACGTCCTGTCACTGCTCCGTTGGAGTTGACGTAACCGTGTACCCTTCCAGTGTCCTCGTCCACAGCGTCAAGCCACGACTGTACCTGAGCTATTCTTTTCTGTACCAAAAGGTACTCAGCGATCAACATGGCCTCTGGTATGTCCGTTACGGTTGACAATACCTTCTCGTCCACGATGGGCTGACCAGTCTCAGTAAACTTCTCAGGTTTCCATCCAAAGCGTTGGAGGTACTTCCCGATCTGCTGTCGAGACCCTAAGTTAAACTCAGGCCAATCTATGCGGCTAAATGTGCCCTTAACTGTCTTCCAGTTGTCCCCTAGGAACTTGAGACCAACAGTAGAAAACTCACCATCTTTTTTAACTTTCGGTTCAACTGTTTTAACGAAAGTTGCAACAGGTATGAATTTCTTTTGTACTTGCTCTTCTAATTCATATTTCTTCTCCTTTAGTTCAGCTAGTAACAGGAAGCATTTCTCTTGATCTAAGAGCCACCCGTTTTCAATCTGTTTTGCAATAATAGTCTGTACTTCATGTTCAAGACGTATGCTTTGCTTGCCAAAATCATCAAGTTCACTGAGCAGTCTCTTATAGACCAAGACATTAAGTTTAACGTCTTGCTTGCAATAAACCACCATATCCTCAGACAGAACAGACCAATCGTTGTGTTCCATCTTGGATGATCCGCAAATTTTTCCCCAATTGTCAAGTGAATGTCCTCCATCACGTTGTGGGTTAGCTAGCCTTGACATTACCAAAGTGTCCGTGATCTTGCAGCGACTAAAGTCAACCCCTAGCAGTCTCTCGCACACAGGTATGTCGTAGCCTATTATATTATGTCCAATCACCTCCTCTACTTCAGTTTTAACGTACTGTGCGAAGTCCCCAAGGGTGTCCTCTTTGAACACCTTAGTCTCACCAGTGCAAAGCTCATGGGCCACAATTACCCAGACTTGGGTAGGCTTCAGGCCATCAGCTTCAATGTCAAATACTATTTGTTTCAAAACTCAGTCTCTTGGTCAGGATCAATAGGGCAGTTGGTCTCGGTCATTCTACCAGTGTCCTTATCATAATACAGGTAACACGCAGGTCCTGTCAACCCCGCAAAGCGGTTTTTTAACACACGTACCGTTGTTGTGTTACGTACTTCCTCATCCTTGTGTTGCTGATTGCGCTCAAGGCCAATAACCATGTCCGAGAGCTGTGCAATGGCCGCTGAGCCACGTAGGTCCGCTAGGGATACCTGAGCACCGTCCTCATGTCCTTTGCTCCCTGAGGGCCTTCTAAGGTGGCTCACAAGGAACAAACCAACACCAGTCTCCTGTACAAGGCTACGTAGTTTGGTCATGATACTGTCAATGGCTTTCCTCTCGTCACCCTGCTCTTGGTCACTGACAACAATACTTAGGTGATCGAGTATAATCCACTTACAATCGAGACCTTTAGCCATATAACGAACCCGAGACAACAGGTTCTCCTCATGGGTTGAACCCCAGTGGTCCAGTAGGTAGAACCGACCAGTGCCTAAGGTTTCGTCCCAATACTTACGTTTTTCCTCCCGTGTGATTGTCTTGTCAAGGTGTAGGGGTTGCTCAGCCGCAAGAGACATAAGGCCCAGAGTAGTCTTGGGGATGTCCTCCTCAAGGGCTAGGATGCCTATGTTGTCCTCAGTGGCGTGTAACAAGTGGTACTGTAACTCACGTACCATCTGTGACTTACCCATCCCTGAGCCTGACGTGATCGTTACCAGTTCTTTTTTTCTGAAGCCGTGTGTAAGTTCGTTGAGGCATTGCCACGGGTACGGAACACTGATAACGTTTTCCTGCTCAATGACCATATCCCATGTATCAACACCTGCAACAATACCATCAGGCCGATAAGTTTTAGCATTCCACCACTCCTGTACAAATTGACGTACCTTGCCTTCCTTGAGCATGTCCCCTGCATCCTTCAGGGACAACGCTACGTTCTTAGCCTTGTTAGGGCTGAATAGATCAAGGCATTGCCTAGCGGCATCCTGACCCACCTTGTCGTTGTCAAAGCACAGCACAACGTTCTCAAAGCTCTCAAGCCACTCTAGGTTAGCCTTGATGTCCTTTGCAGCACCTGCGGCCCCTGAGCGTACTGACACCACGGGCCACTTGCCGTCAAACATCTCACTCACCGCCAGAGCGTCAAGCTCACCCTCGACAATTGTGATGTACTTTCCACCTTCTTTGAAGGCTTGTTGACCAAACAGACCAACGTTGTCGAAGGAACCTTGGGCAAAGAACTGCTTGTTGTCCACAAGGCGTGTCTTTGATCCTCTCAGCTCACCCGAGTCTTTATCAAAGTAGGGGTAGTGGTGTTTTACAATATGACCATCGTTGCCGTACTCCACGGTGACGTTAAACTTTTTACACGTCTCTTGTGAGATTCTACGGTCACTGATAGTAGCATGTACACCAGTTAATTCATTCAAAGGTTTTGACTCCTTACGTTTAAACTCGACAACTTCACCGTCACCACGTTCGTAGTGTGAACAGCCGCCTGAGAAACAGACGGCATGTCCATCGGAGTAACGTGCTAAGTTGTCCTTAGAGCCACACTTAGGGCATGGCTCATGTCTGACAAACTTTGATTCACTCTCAGCACGTAGCTCCACTTTAGAAGTCCTCCGAGCCTTCACCGTTTTCCGCTACCTCAAGGACACGCACCTTGTTTAGATAGGTAGGTGTGCCGTGTACAGGATGTGGTTTACCCTCAGCGTACAGGATCTTTACTTTAGATCCTCGGGTCAAGCGACCACGGAAGGGCTCATCATCCATGTCAATAATGTCCACGGGATACTTGGTGCTAAACTTACGTTGTTTCAAACCTTCGTACTCACGCAACTTAATGCCATTCTTGGCTAGAACCTCAGCCTCAGGCTCATCCAAAGTTAAGACCAAAGAATATTTACCTGTGGTCTGACCATTAAACACTTCATGCTCGTCCAGATTAGCAAAAGCGACTATACCTTGTAAAACTGACATAAAAAGCTCCTTAGCTTAGTTTAACTACTTTAGTTACTTTAGAATACCTAAGTATATATCTTAATGTATATACATAAAGGTTATTAACCTAGGTATACTTAATATTGTACTCAAATTCCTCCTTCCTGTCAAATTAAATTTTCGTCATATTGCTCAAATTGCAAATCCATATCATCATACTCCCTTTCTACGTATGTGTCAACCACTGCTTCAATGTCGCTCAGGGTCTTATCGCTGACATATAGACAACTTAAGCACATGTCAAGTGGTAATTTTGTTACTTTGTCATATTGCATTAGTTCATAGTCGTCTAAAATGACATTACACGCTTTGCATCTCATTCTTCGTCCTCCTGTTTCCAGACTTTTCTTCGGTGCTCATAGTCCAAGTCATTCAGAAGCTCAGCTATTTTTCTATATGCCACTCTCTGGCCCATGAAATATTCCTCTGTTATACAATAGCCTTCAGCTATTGCCTCCTCGGATATTTCGACCTTACGCGCCACAGCGTCAAAACGCTCCTTTAAATCGTTGTACAAAAGCTCATAGTTCATAGTCAAACTCTCCTCTAAACGCATCGTTAAACCTAATTTTTAATTCATCATCGTCCATACGCATAAACTCGTTATAAAGGGCCGTGGAAGCCTTCTGGTAAATTTCCCCTAGGCTCATTAGCTCTAGGTCACGCTCTACCAGATCACGCACCATGTACGCTCTAAAGGTCCTCTCGGCTTCCTGTAGCTCCAATTCCTGCTCATGGCCAGTGATAAACGCATCCTTAATTTTCATTTTCAAGCTCCCATATGCCTTGTTTAACCATTTTTTGAAAATCATTGTACAGTGAAGTATACAGTTTAGATCCTAGGGCTGTAAAGTCCCCTGTACGCCCTGCTCTCTCCACTAGGTTTATAAGGTCCATAACGTAAATTTTGTATTCCTCAGGGGTCCTGTACTGAGCCCCTACAAGGCCCTCAGTAAACAACTCGGCCCCCATGTACTGGTCATTCCCTTTGCGGCTTAGCATGTCCTCATATTCACTGTCCAAAAACAGGTCAAAAAGTTCCTTATTCGTCATTTTCTCTGCTCTCCAATCGTAATTCATCATTCGCTCCAATCATCACTAAACCAAACGGATAATATAACTACCGCTATAATTGACCCTAACATAATTTCAAACATCATGCTACCCTCTCCTCTCCATACCATTTCA